GATGAGTCTCTGGTGGAAAACATTCATCGTTACCTTTCCATCATCTCGGACAAAAGTGTTTACAACAAAGACAAGCATGAGCCTATCAATCCCCAACGGATTGCTGACATGGCGGGCAAGTGTTTCCGTAAGAATAAACTTGCCAAGCTAGCCGACAGCTTGCAGCAAGCTTTGCGAGTAGGGGATGTAGAAGGTTGTGAAACCTTGGTGACCAAGCATTCTCGTGTTGAGTTGGGCCAGGAAAGTGGACTGCATCTTCTCAACGATGATTATGCGTTTCGGTCAACTTTCTACGAAGAGAATACCCAACAGCTACTCACCTTTCCCGGAGACTTGGGAGAGTTCTATGCAAACGAAATGGAGCAGACCGGGTTCCTGGTGTTTGCTGGTGCTCAGAAAAGTGGTAAGTCGATTTGTCTTGTTGACATGGCTTACCGAGCCATAGCTCAGAGACGTAAGGTTGCCTTCTTCTCGGTGGGGGATATGTCAGAGCGGCAAATGAAGGAGAGGATTACTTGTCGGATTGCTTGTCATCCTACTCGGAGTGGTCGGGGTAAGTGGCCCCTAACGATCAAAATTCCAATTAGGATAGAACCTCCGGGTCACTGGAGAGATCCTGCTGAGGTAAGTTTCCGGGAGGTTACGTTCAATGAACCTCTCACGGAAGAGGCAGCAGTAGAAGCAAGGGACCGTTTGATCAACAACAAGATCAAGTCTTGGGATTCTTACTTTTGTTTGTCATGTCATCCTAGCAGGGGCATATCGATTGCTGGTATCAAGGGAGTTTTGGAAAGATGGGAAATACAGCAGGGATTTGTTCCTCAGGTAGTGATTATCGATTACATGGATAACCTTCTTCATGAGGACAAGACGGAGAAGAGGAACGATCAAGTCAACACTACCTGGAAGTTGACCAAGGCCATGACAGAAGAGCGGCATTGTCTCATCATGTCGGCCACTCAGATTAATGCAGATGGATTCAAAAAGCGTCTTCTGGACAGGAGTAATTTCAGCGAGGACAATCGGAAACTAAGTGAGGTTACGGGTCTGGTGGGAATCAACACCTCGTCTCCGGAGAAGGAACGGGGGGTTACGAGATACAATTGGATTGTGAAGCGATATGGAGAATTTTCTCACCGTTGGGTAATTCATTGTGCCGGACATCTTGGTCTTTGCAATCCAGCCATGATTTCGACGTTCCCACTCCCTAATGTAACAGCTCACGACGATGATGATTAATTCCATAACGTCAATAAAAATTTTTCGGAATCGCATCGAAATTCTAGTGACAATTTCTACTGCGTGGTATATTATGAACTAAGGAATGCGAAACAATTTCATAACCCTAACTTAGGAGTACAATTCCATGTACGTCAATGAACAGTCTGCTCGGAGGATGCTCACTTCCATGGGAATCGAATCCGGAGACGGTGTGAGTCGCACCCAACTGGTTGTCAAGCTCAATGATCTGAGCAACGACGAAACTCTGGACCGTGCGGAAGAACCCAAAGGGGAAGACTTCACTCTGTTCGAGAGTATAGTCAATTCTCTCAAGTCCGGCGAGGAGATTCATCTGGAATCTTCTCATGGTGCGGAGGTGGAGGAAGAGGAGGAGGCAGAAGCAGAAGAGTCCAATGGCAACGGAAATGGGTCTAGCCGTTCTTCTCGGAAGTCTTCCAATGGTCGCAAGAAGAACAAGAAGAGCAAGGAAAAGAAAGAAGCCACCAAGGATGACTTCGGTTGTCGGATTGGTGGAGTTCCGGCCAAGATCAATGCGGTCTTAACCAATCGACCACAGACTCCGGAAGAGATCGCCAAGAGAATCCGAGTTCCCGTGGCCAAGGTCAAAGCTCACTGTCGATACTGGTCGGGCAAGGAACGTCGCCGTCTGATCAAGACGGAAGATGGTTTCGCCTTGAAGAAATAAGGGACTCTTGTAATAATGGGAAGTAGGGGATAGACAATCTCTTACTTCCCATTTTTCAATTTTGAGTGATTTATGTCTAACAAGAGTAGGATTAAATCTTTGCGACAGAAGTATCGCACTAAGAATTCAGATTCGGAACAGGAGAAGAAGCCATTGTCGCAGGAAGTCGTTGACGATAGAATGGATGAACAGATTGCGGAAGACGATAAATACAAGCCCGTGACAAGGAGGAGTCTTTCGGAAAAGTATGGGCAAGCACCATTCCCACGAAGTGGAAGTTACAGTGAGGATTGGGGAATTGATCCAAATGAATACAAAGTGGGGGATGATTATGCATGGGCAATCATCAAGAAGTTGGGACAACAGGGTTTGTTAAAGAACGAAGATAAGACAGGAGATTTCATTTCAGCGGTATACGCAATGGCATTGAAAGAGTGGGAGGACTTAACTGGTTTTCGAGATAAACCTCCCCGTTCTTGGAATCAGACAAATCCCCCAAAAGGATACAAGGCAGGACAATTGTTGGGTCAAGAGAGGGACGAAGTAGCGGAAGGTAGTTGTCAGTTCATTCTTTCCCAGCAAGACGATGTGATTGGAACTGATTACAACGCGGGACAGATTACCAAAGCGGCCCTCCAAGCTGGGGAGAAGTTGTTTGCCAAACACAATTCTGGGTTCTTGATGGGAGAAATTGGAAGGATCGACCATTTCAAATTTTCTTCCCTTCAAGAGTTAGATCCCGAAGAAGGTGGATCTGCATTTGTTGACGATTTCGAGTATTTGTTCTATCCTTCGACTGGAAGAGGGAAAGACGTTTCTGGAGAACTATGGCGGGATGCTAAACGAAGTTGGGTTGATGTAGATGGAAATATCTATGCGGCCTGGGCCGAAGGTGTAATCACAATAGTGACCGTAGATGTTCCGTTGAATAAGTGAGATTTACTGACCATTGGATTGGGAGAATCAGCGATGGAACTCCGTGATCGGGTAGTGAAACTAATTCGAGTCAAAGCAGGGAAGTTAATTCCTTCTCCATGGAATTGGCGAGTTCATCCCGACAAGCAGAAGCAAGTCCTGCGAGGAATCTTGGGCGAAGTGGGGATTGCAGGGGTCCAGATCGCTCGTCAGAATGATGAGGGGGATTACATCCTCATCGATGGACACTTGCGAAAAGAGGAGTATCCTCCCGAACAGAAAGTTCCGGTGTTGGTGGTGGATCTGGACGAGGAGGAGGCTAAGAAACTTCTTGCCTGTTACGATCCAATTGGTGCCCTGGCGGAAACAGACCAACAACTTTTGGGCAAACTATTGCAAGAAGTGGAAACCAGGAATGGTGCCTTGGCTTCCTTGTTTTCCCACTTGATGGAAGAGAACGAAGTCAAGTTGGATCCAAGTTCTCTGTCGTTGGAAGTGGAAGAGGATGGGGAAGAAGTTCTTAGTACGGATTACACCGTTGAACCCAGTCATGTAAGAATGGTACAACTATTCTTGGATACGACTACTCTTCCAGAGTTTGAGGAGATGATGTCTGTCCTGGCGGAACTATGGGGGACCGAAAACTTCACAGATACAGTGATGACTTCGTTACGGAAACATTGTCAAAAGAAAGAAGCAACGAATGGTAAGGGAAATCCGTCTCACGCAAAGTCTTCCCGATGAAGAAGCCGATGCGTTGATGGCCACCTTTCTGAACGATTCTCACTATGACATCCTCTTGCAACAGGAGGATGTCAATGTGTATAAACCCAATGGGGAACCCCTCCTCTTCTTGCGGACAGGAGTTCTTCCTGCTTCGGCTTGCAAAGAGGCATGGCCAGCATTAAGGAAGGCTGCTACCAGTGCAGGGAACAGAGGTATTGCCGCAGGAATTGTTCCCGTCACCAAGAGGGGGAATCGTCCAGTTCTTCCTAGCCAACCCGGTTCTCAAGTTCGTGTGAAACCCATCAAGGAAGACGGAACATTAAGCAATACCAACTATGCCTTGGTGAATGTTCCGAGCGGCATCATTGGTTACTATGATCGAGTTTCCCGTTTTCCTTATTGTCGTACCACGGCTTTCAATCTCAACCATCCCGAAAAGTTTGCCAAGGCACTGCCCCTGTTCCAAAAAGCTAGTGAAGTATTCCGTCAGGAACTACCGGAACGGTGGCAAGCTCAGATGGAGAAAGTTCGTGCCACTTCCCAAGATTTCGTGATACACGATACGTGTTTCACTACCATTACCATCAATCGAAACTGGCAAACTGCAGTTCATCAGGATGTGGGAGATCTCAAGGAAGGTTTTGGAGTGATGTGTGCCTTCCGTGCCGGAAAGTATCACGGTGGATACTTGGTATTCCCACAGTATCGAGTTGCGGTAGACCTCCATACACGAGATCTCATATTGGCAGACGTTCACTGTTGGCACGGTAATACTGCTTTGGTAGGAGTGAAGGGTGCCTATGAGCGACTAAGTCTCGTGATGTACTATCGCGAGAATATGATTGAGTGTGGTAGTGCTTCCGAAGAACGAGATCGAGCCAAGAATCGGAAGAAAGGGGATCCACTTCATGGCAAGTAAAGTTGCCACTTTGGTTTTCATTGATCATCTTCTGGGGGGAATAGGAACCCAAGCATATGACTTTGCAAGACTTGCTCACCAGCAAGGAATTCCTTCCAAGATCATTGGTTTCACTTCTGCCAAGAAAATTCGAGTTCATCCTCTGAATAAATTCACTGCTTCTTTTGGTCCCACCAAGAATGGCAAAGAGTTGGAACTCAAGGATTGTTTGCTTTCGACTCATCCCACGTGTGTCGCTCATTCGATGGAGTATCTGTCCCAGTTCGATGTGCGAATCTGGATTGGTGTTGCTCCACATCTCAAGGAGGAGCAAAGCGGGGAGCAGTCCTTCTACTCCAATATCCTTACCGCTCTACCGGGGAAGGATATTGCTTTTGCTACCGATCGTTACGTGGATGACTTGTATCCTTGGATCAAGAAGTATTTGTCCAAGTTCCACAAGGTATTGTCCTTTGCAGATGCCTATGCTGCGACCTTAGACCCTTACGTCCCTGTGGAAGTAGTTCCCATTGCTCCATTGGATACGTGGCCTTATGTGGGCAAGAACACTCCCCCTTCGCAAAGGAAGAAAAAGATATTCTGGCCCCATCAATGGCGAGGATGGAAGAATATCGAGATGTTCTTGGAGATGGCTCCTTCCTTGGTGGCGGAAGGGGAGAGGATCAAGATGTTCGCCAGTGGAGCAGGTTTTGAGTATGCGGGTTTTGCTCGAACTCCAGAATACAAGAAATATGTCAGCAGTGATGTTCACAATCCTACCCAAAGGAATCCGCAAGGATGTTTAGAACTACTAGGATTCCGTCCTTCGGCAGAAGTGTTAGCTTCTTATCAGGAACATCAATGTGTTCCTGATTTGACGGGAGTGAGCAAGAAGAAGCAAGTACCTAATTCCTATGTGGGCAATTATCAGTGTGCTACGTTGGAAGCGATGTGTATGGGCACAGTGGTCCTCAAGATGGACTCGACCGTAGCTCCCCATAGCGTCATTCCCAAAGAAGCAGTAGGCTTGTTGGACATTGCTAAGGGAGACTTTGCGGGACAAATTCGTAAGTGGTTGGAACGTAATACTGAACTTGATAAGGTAAGTAACCGTGCTACGGAATGGTTACAGGAGAAGTGTGATCCTTACAAGTTGTTCCAACAATATTTTTTGGAGAACTAGGTGGACTCTGAAAAGATCAAATCTCTGCGAGCCAAGTACAAGGCAAAGATTCGTGCCTCTAAGTGGGACACGGACTATGGTCCTTTAGTGGCCAAGGTTCGTCGAGGTTTGACAGAGTTCATTGGTCATACACCTGCCTTTACGGATGTTTCTACCCATGCAGTGAAAATGAAATGGGACTTTTACAGTACGATTGGTGATGAAGATTTCAACAATATCCGAAAAGAGGCAATTCGGTTAGGGGCAAGTGATGTCCAAAGTTACAGAGGAAGTATGGTGAATGTTTGGGTGCCGCTTTCTCAGACGACTACTCAAGATTTGGCTTCCAAGAATAACATTCCCGAATTGGCAACTCAGTGTTTGGAGTTGTGGTCCGAGATGGATCAGAAAGAAAAGGAAGTACCTCGTGGTGGTCTTTACGAAGACTACATGAAACGGAGGAAGGAAATTGGTTTAGAGGCGTTGATGGTAAAATTGTGGGATACTTTGGGAGTTCTCTCGGATGCCTTGGAGGAATCTGGTTACACGAATGTTGTGATGTTGGATAGAATGCGGGAAAAGACACATTATGTGTATACCTACAAAAGTGTTCGCAAATTTTGTTCTCAACTTGCTTCTGGAGTTCAACCATGATCCAAGCAACTATTGATTCCACGCGAGAAGTTCTCCTGCGGCAAGGATGGGAAGAAGTTCAACATTTCTGTTCAAAGAATAACCTCTCTACACCTTCCTTGCGACTCAATGATCCATACATTCCAAAATTGCATTGTTGTGCCTACTACCGTCCTTCCTATGTTGCCATTGATATTGCTCGTTGTTCTCGACCCACTCAAGACAATTGGCGGAGTTGGTCTTTCCCAGGCTATAAAGCAGATCGTACTCCGGCAGGAGTAGTTTGTCATGAGTTGGGACACCACTTGTGGTATGTACTGAAGTTACGCAACTCTCTCAAGGAGTGGAAGGAAGCAATTAAAGAGACTCGTGCTGTGAGTGGTTATGAGCCTAATATCGAGGAGTCCTTTGCGGAGACTACAAGACTGTTTGTTCTCAATCCAGACTTCTTGCGTAAAGGATGGGCTTATCGCTATTGGTTCTTACGAGAACGACTCCAGCCCGTCCATCAGGAAGATTGGTTCACCGTGTTGCAGAATGCTCCTTCCAAGGTTCTGAAAGCGACCAAGAACTTGTTGCACATTTAGGGGAATCCATGAAGATTGGAATTACAGGTGGTTGTGGTTTCGTGGGATACAACTTGGCGAGGTATTTTCGTCAACGAGGTCATTCCGTAACCGTGTTGGATTCTTTGGTCCGTGCAGGGAGCGAGACCAATATTCCTTCTTTGCGGAGGATGGGAATTCCATTCTTGCGAGGGGATGTGCGACTCAAGGGAGATGTATTCCAACTACGGAATTGTGAGGTAATCCTGGACTGTGCGGCTCAACCTTCCGCCATTGCCGGCGATGCTGATCCAGAAGCAGATTTCCAACACAACATCTTGGGAACATTTCACGTCTTGGAGTTAGCCAGACAATGTGGACTAGGAGTAGTCTTTT